GAAGAAGCATTTGGCGAGGATGATGACGAGCCAGAAATGGACATGGATGCAGATATGGATGCAGAAATGGAACTAGCTTCTGATGATGAAGGCGACGACGCAGAAGGCGACGACGCAGAAGATGCAATGGACGGTGATGCAGAAGAAAAAATTGAAGCTGAATTTGCTTCAGTTGAAGATGCATTGCAAGATCTAAAAGCTACATTTGCAGAAATCATGGGTGATGAAGACAAAGCTGAAGAAGCTGTGGCTTTCGAATCTGAAGATGATTTAGAAGAAGCAAAGGACGAAGAGCTAGAAGAATCTGAGGAAGAAGTTGAGGAATCAGCTGATGACGAAGAAAAGCTAGACGAAGCCGCTGAACTGCAAAAAATTGGTAAGGACAAAGCTGTACATCCAATCGATATGCCAGCAGGAGATGACGGAAAAGCATCACCAGTTGGACCAGGTACTGATGACATCGAATCAAACGGTGGACCAGTAAGTACAGACACAAAAGAGCCTGCTCCAGTTAAAGTAGCAACAGCAAAAGACATGGGTGTTACCCATCCTGGTGATGGTGCAAAGCTAAAACCTGAAACTCGCGGTCATGGTGCCGAGAAAAAAGGTAAAGCGGAGTAAAAAATGCTTATAGAAAAACTTTCATACGACCAAGCAGGTATTGTAACCGAAGCCAAAGACAATGGTCAAGGCGGCAAGGATCTATACATGGAAGGAATTTTTGTACAGGCAAACCAGCGTAACCAGAATCAACGAATCTACCCTGGATCAGAAATTAAGAATGCTGTTCAAAGCATTACTGAAAGAATTGATAAAGGGTTTTCAGTATTAGGCGAAGCAGACCATCCTGAAGATTTACAAGTAAATCTGGATCGTGTATCACATTTAATTGAAAAAATGTGGATGAACGGTGATGATGGTCATGGACGTTTAAAACTATTACCAACTCCAATGGGAAATATTTGTAAAACCCTATTGGAGTGTGGTGCAAAGCTAGGCGTATCTAGTAGAGGCAGTGGTGAAGTAGGACACGACGGTATTGTTAAAGGTTTTGAAATACAAACTGTTGATATCGTTGCAAATCCTAGTGCACCAGATGCGTATCCTAATCCCATTTATGAAGCAATTATGAATGGTAAACGTGGAAACATATTAATGGATGTCGCAACTGCTACAAATCATGATACAAAAGCACAAAAGTATCTCCAGGAAGAGGTACTTAAACTTATTAACAACCTAGACATTAGGAGAAAGTAATGGCAACAGCAATAGAACAACTCCTAAGTTCAGAAGTTCTTTCCGAAGAAGTACGCACTACACTTTCTGAAGCGTGGGAAGCCAAATTGGCAGAAGCACGTGAAGAAATCACAGCAGATCTAAGAGAAGAGTTCGCTAATCGTTATGATGCAGATAAAGAGCAAATGGTGGAAGCACTAGATGCGATGCTAACTGACACGATTACAAAAGAACTTAAAGAATTCTCAGAAGACAAGCGTGATGCAGTAGCCGCCAAAGTTGAGTATCAACAAAAAATGATGGAACATGCAAAACTTCTAGATCAGTTTGTAATGGAAACTCTCAAAAAAGAGATTTCAGAACTACGTGATGATCGTAAATTACAAGAAGGAAACTTCGAGAAGTTAGAAGACTTCGTAATGGAGCAACTAACAACAGAACTTAATGAATTTCATGAAGACAAAAAGGACCTTAATAAAGAAAAGGTTCGTCTAGTGAAAGAAGGTAAAGAAATTATTGCTGAAGCTAAGAAGAATTTCATCTCTAAAGCAAGCGACAAATTGTCAAATATTGTAGAAACTACACTAAAGACAGAACTAGGCATGCTTAAAGAGGACATTCAGCAAGCGAAAGAAAATATGTTTGGTCGTAAGATCTTCGAAACTTTCGCGGCAGAATTTATGAGTTCAGAATTAGCAGAAGGCAGTACAGTTTCGGAAGTTACCAAAGAACTTGAAAAAGTAAAAGCACAACTTGAAGAATCACGTCAGCAAGTTGCCGAGAAAGAGGAAATGGTTGCAAAGGCAGAAAAGAAAACATCTCGTATCGTTGAAGCAAACGAAAGAGCTGAAGTTCTAGCCGAGCTACTAGGGCCTCTTGCAAAAGACAAGCGTGAACTTATGGGCAACCTACTTGAGTCTGTAGCAACTGAGAAGTTGAAAATACAGTATAATAAGTATTTGCCAACTATTTTAGAGTCAGACTCTAAAGCAGATAAGAAATCGCAAACCCTAAATGAATCTCAGAAGACTGAGGTCACAGGAAATAAGGCACAGCGTCAGGATACTGATAGTGAAGCCGAAATAATTAACCTCCGCAAATTAGCGGGTCTTAATTAAGAATCAGGAGATACCAAAATGTCACAAGCATTATTTGAAAATTGGAACGTTACAAAAGACGCTCTAACTGACGGTTTGGAAGGCAACAAAAAAGCAGTAATGGAGTCAACTCTTGAAAATACAAAACAGTATCTTCAAGAAGCCGCCGCAAGCGGTTCAACAATGGCTGGCAACATTGCAACTTTAAATAAAGTTATCCTACCAGTTATCCGTCGTGTAATGCCAACAGTTATCGCAAACGAACTTGTTGGTGTTCAACCAATGACTGGTCCAGTAGGCCAGATTCACACTCTACGTGTACGTTACAGCCAAACAGCTGGCGGCGTAAACGCAGGTGATGAAGCACTATCACCATTTGCTATTGCAAAAGGTTACTCAGGTGATGCCACAGCAGGCACAGCAACAACAACATCTGCTCTAGAAGCAGAAGCTGGCCGTAAGATGAGCATCCAAGTCCTAAAGCAAACTGTAGAAGCGAAAACAAGAAAGCTATCTGCACGTTGGACATTTGAAGCGGCACAAGACGCCAACTCAATGCACGGACTAGACGTTGAAGCTGAAATCATGCAGGCACTAGCTCAAGAGATTACAGCAGAAATCGACCAAGAAATCCTAACAAGCCTACGTACACTTGCTGGTACAGCAACTGATACATATAACCAAGGCGCGGTTTCAGGTCAGGCAACATTCGTTGGTGACGAACATGCGGCTCTAGCAGTTCTAATCAACAGATCAGCAAACCTAATCGCTTCACGTACAAGACGTGGCGCAGGTAACTATGCTGTTGTTAGCCCAACAATTCTAACAGTACTACAGAGTGCTACAACTTCAGCGTTCGCAAGAACAACTGAAGGCCCATTTGAAGCACCAACAAACACAAAATTCGTAGGTACACTAAACGGTACAATGCGTGTGTTCGTTGACCAGTATGCTTCAGATAGCACAGACATCATCGTTGGATACAAAGGTGATGGTGAGATGGATGCGGCCGCTTTCTACTGCCCATATATCCCACTAATGTCTTCTGGAACAGTACTAGATCCAGCTACATTTGAGCCAGTAGTATCATTTATGACACGTTATGGCTATGTAGAGCTAACAAACCAAGCTTCATCCCTTGGTAATGCGGCAGACTACCTAAGCAAGATTGGCGTTAACAGCGGTAACCTTAGCTTCCAGTAAGAATTACTCTTACACAGAAAAGGGAGGATTTTTCCTCCCTTTTTTTATGAGCTGATTAAGCATAAATAATACTATAATATATTGGAGATTATTATGGCATCAGTAATTAAACCAGACGGCGGAGTATTGCATCTATTAGGAGCATTGAAAGCAACTACTTCGACAACTAATATTGGTAAACTTACTATTGATAATTCAGATGATGTTGACTTAAACAATCTACCAGCCAACCACGCCGCCGCAGATGCGGCCCTTAATATTCAGGGCGGTGCAGTCGTCGGTGGTAACCTATATACAGCAGGCACTTTTGTTGCAGGTGGTGATGTAGTTACACTTGGTAGTTCAGGAGGAAGTCTTTCATTAAATGCTAATATCAACAGTGATGTGTTACCAGCAACATCAGATTCATTTGATTTAGGTAGTCCTGTAAGTTCATGGAACGAATTACACGTAGATAAAATATTTTTAAATTCTTTTGTAACTAGCAGTACAGCAACAGCAGATATAACAAAGTCAGTTGATATAATTGACGCAAGCACGCCGGCCGCAGTGTCATTAGCAAATGGTACAGCAGGTCAAATTAAGATGTTTGTTTCAACTTCAGCACCAGGTGCTCCAGTAGTAGTAACACCAGCTACTCCTAATGGATTCACTTCAGTAACATTTACAACAGCAGGCGAAACATGTACATTACTCTATGTAGATGATACAGCCGGTTGGTCAATCATTGCCGTTAATAGGGCGTCAGTGACATTATAGTCAAAAGTTAAATTTTAACTAAATACATTAGTAAGAGACTATAAAAAAGTTGTAAAGGAAGTGAAAAGTTGCCAATTAATATCAACCACAACTCAGACAAAATCAAAGCTGACGCAGATCTAAAATTAGATGCAGGTTCATCTAATAACATTGACGTGTCTTCAAAAATTGTTAAAAATGCAACAGATCCTGTTGATGCACAGGATTTGGCAACAAAATCATATGTAGATAACGCAACAAGTTCAGGTGGACAACTTACACTAGGAACACCAACAGATGGAAGTCTTACAACAGATGGTGCTCTACAAACTTTTACAACAGGAACAACAATAACAGATGCTATTGATGATCTGAACGAAACAATCGAAAATATTCGCAACAATACCTTTGTTAAGGAGGTTGATTTTACAGGATCACCACTAGTTGGTGGTGCTGGTTTAGCAGTAACACTTAACATTAGTGCTGTTGGTAACGCAAATAGATTTACTATTGATTGGGGCGATGGTTCAACAGATACAGCAACAACAGATAGCACACCAACACATACATATACAACCAATACAGGTTCTCCATTTACAGTAAATGTTGAGGCCTTTAATAATTCAGGCGCTGGTACAGGTAGTACAGCAAGCAAAGAAAAAACTGCCTTTGTTACAATCTTTACAGCAACACCTGTTGTTAGTTTTGCGGCTTATTCCTCACCAACAGGAGGTTCGCCAATAACTCAATGGGACGATGGCGATACAATTTATTTTGAAAATACAACTACAAATACAAGTGGTGCAACTATCCAATATACTTGGGAATGGGGAGATGGATCATCTGATGATGTAATTAGCTCAGATAGTGTAGCAGGCGGTGTTGGCGGAGGACGAATTGCACACACGTTTGCTCTTAGTACAGAACAAGAGGTACAAAGAACCGTTACACTAACACTTGATAGTCATAGTACAGCAACACCAGGTACAACTCCAACTGATGATGACGCTTTATTTAAAATTTATGATGACCATACCCCAGAAGTTGCACTTGATATTACATCAGGAATAAATGAACAATCTTCAAATGGCGTAACAGTTACATTTACAAACAATACAGAAACTACAGTAGGTTCTTTTGGAACTTTTGGAAATCGTTATTTGTATACATTTGGAGATGGCGATACACAATTCGTAAATGCAGGTTCAAATGCAAGTGGAGATCACGGAAGAACTATTACTCACAGATATAGTTTAAGTGCAAGTGAACAAGCAAATGGCACCCCAAGAGATTACACAGGTAATTTACAACTACAAACAGATCATTCAAATAGTCCATTTACAACAGCAAGTTTTACAGTGCATGTTGAACCAGATGTACGTGCCTCAATTTCAGGCACTGCAACTAGAGTAAGTGATAGATCAGGTGATAATGCTTTAGATGTATATGATGGCACTACATATGATGGTGTAAACCATGCACTTGTTCAAGTTACAAATAGTACACAAAACGCAGATGATTATGTTTATAATTG